CTTTTAAGTGAGCGTGAAGACTTCTGTCTGAGGTAAAATCTTTTCCGCATTCTCCGCATTTAACCATTTAATACCTCCTCTTCCGTTAGGCCCATGATCCTACATTTAATTTCATCCATACTAGAGAGCTTGTCCACTTCTTCTTTTAACGCCTTTTTTCTTATTTCAGCAAGTTTGATCATTTTATGCCTAGATTCTTCATCTCTCCACATTTCAACAAGGTTTAAAATTGAAGCGTTTTCCTTGATCTGTTTGCTGAGCCTCTGGCTTCGTTTTTCTTTAAGTTCGTTTAAGAGTTTCGTTTGTCGATTTACGCATTGGTTGTATTCTGTTTGAGCAGTGTTAATTGATTCGACTAAGCTCATAGCCATCTTTTTCCCTTCGGTCTCTTCGGCCGCTTGATCGAGTAATTCCTGAAGCCTCTCTACTCTTATTTGAATATTAGATGCAATAACAACTTCTGCGGACAGAACTATGTATTGATCAACCTCCTCTTGCGTTAGATCTGGTTTGTCGTGAGTATATCTAACGAAACTACTTTCGAAAAGCTCCCGGTTACATTTAGAGGTATAGTTAGATATTTGATGCAAAAATCTGTAAGTATGCATGTACGCTATAAGCCTAGAAATATTTTTTTTATCTGAAGTTTTAAGGTTATTTCTATCTATACCTTCGTGGACATATTTATTAACTCTCGAAACAGCTTTGGTTTCGTTCTTCGGGGGCGAATAGTCGCTAGGGGAAACTTCTTTTATTATTTCTGATAAAACAACTTTACTGTCAATAGTCTTAACGAATTCGCTACAAGCCCGAAATCTCATGTCTGAGGGGTTTATTTTCTCGCCGAACAAAGAAGAGCTCATATCGGAGATTTTCATTGTCGAACAATTGTTATACAGAAAGTCTCTTTCCTCTTGAGTCAGTTCGTAGGCCTCTTTTCTGTCGGACGTTGCGACGGTTTTTTTTCCTTTCGAAGCTAAGTGCTTTTTTATTGCTCTGCCGTAGATGCTTCTACCGTCCCTAAATTTTTCATCAATATCAGGAAATACTAAAGCTACCAGCTCTTTTATTGCTGTTATACCTTTGTTTTCGTAAAAGCCGTCAACCGAGGCTTCTTCTTCTTTGCTAAGAAGGATTTCTTCTTTCTTTTTCATATATGCATATCCTCCGATACTATTTCTTTGGCTTTTTCTATAATGGATTTTTTTATGTTTTTGATTTGTTTGTATCCGGGGCTTCTGTTTTTTTCCGAGGTTTTATATCCTAGCATTTTCGCTACTTCTTGTTCTGATTTTCTTTTTAAAAAAAGGTTTTGGTAGACTATCCATTCGTTTTCTTTTAGTTTTTCTTTGAGGCGCGCGTTTAGTTTTTCTAATACTGTATCAAAATCAAATTCCTGTAGTTGCATATTTTCAGTTTCATGCTCTACCGATTCCAGAGGCGAAGGGAGCTTGGTCAGATACGCGGCTTTTTTTGTTTTCTCCCATTGAGCAAATAGCGGACAAGCAGAACTTTGGGTTCCGTAGATGTAGCATAGAGAATCGGACTCTGCGGCTGCGCATTTTAAACAAGGTCTACAGTAATTCCCATAATTGTTTCTGATCAAATTTTTAATTTGATTAGAGATAAGAGTATTTATCCAAGGAGCTAAAGCTTTAGACTGATTATATAAATGCCACTTCTTAAAAATATGAATTCTAATTATCTGAGAAACATCATCAAAATCCATCCAAGAAAGAGCAGTTAGGTTCCATCTGCTTTTTCTTTTCCTTATTTCTGAATCAATTTGCTCTATGCAATCTTCAAATTTAAGCTTCTTTTTTCTCGGCATCCTAAGACTTCTTTATGCTCCCTGCATCGCTTAAGAAGTCCTCCTCAATATTCCCCTTATTATAACTAGGATCTCTCTCTCTAGACCCTTCCGCTTGTTCCTCTGTCGCGCTTCCTATGATATCCCCCAGCTTATGAACATTCGCGGAAGAGGTTTTCAGATCGAATTCCAACAAATCGATCCCCACCTCAAAGAACTCTTCGTCATCTTCTATCTGCGCTTTAGCTTCAACAGGTTTGGCTACAATTCGCTTTTTCTTTACACCGGACGGAACTGAGGCGCTCATATAAGACTTACCGCAGTTAGCGCAAAATTTTGGCTTCTGCATGGAGTACGAATGTCCGGATCCACATTTACTGCAATATAGTTTCATAAATGAATTTACACTATATATTCTATGGTAAAAAAAACTTTTTTCTAAAAAAAAGTGTGTAATCTTTTAAGATATGGAAAACGTCAAGTTCAAAAATTCGGACGGAGTGGAATACGAGCTAATATGGAGAAAGCCCCATTATACTTATAACGCAGACGGTTTATGCCACTCTCCGGAAATGGACAATCCTAAGATCCTAGTAGACCCAAAGCTTAAGAAAAGAAGGAAATTAAGCACTTTAATAGAAGAAGTGACTCACGCTTTCTTTTGGGACAAGTCCGAGAAAGAGGTTGGAAAGTTCTCCTCTGTCCTAGCTGGATTAATTAATAAACAGATTAAGTAATATTCACTTCGGAGAGTTTTGATACGATAAACTTAGTTAATTCTGACCTTACGATATCTTCTTCGCTGAATTCGAAAGTATGGATTCCCTTCTCTTTACTCTCTTTGTTGTCGAAAACGTGATAGATTTTCTCGAAGCCTCCTCGGTTTCCGTTTTTTAAATCTGTCTGCATAGGATCAGCTGTTATAACACATCTAGAATACTTACCGATACGAGTCAAAACCGTAACTATTTCCCGAAAAGAGCTATTTTGAGCCTCGTCAAGCAATATAGCTTTTCCATTCCAGCTCATGCCTCTGGCAAAATTAACCGGATGAATAGAGACTCTTCTTTCCTTTTGAAGTTTTTTTACTGTTTCTTCGCTTAGTAATTCGTCTAATTTATCCATAAATGGTAAATTATAATAATGGAGCTTTTCGTCAGCGTCTCCGGGAAGAAAGCCTAGTCTGGCATCAGAACTCTCTACCGCAGAGCGCATATAAAGAATATCTGAGACCTTACTTTGATTTAAGAGGTTTAAAGCCGCATATACTGATATTAGAGTTTTAGAACTTCCTGCGGGACCTTTACATAAAATAAGCCTAGTAGATTTGTCTAATGCAACTTCTAAAAAACTCTTTTGTTTGTTTGTCCAAGGTAATTCTTCTATGAAAAAGTTATCCTTTGGTTTAATTGGGTCTCTTTGGTGAATTTTGATTTTTCCGTTTGTAACTTCGAGAGAATCAAAGTCTCCCGCGCTTTTTACTTTAGGCATCTTCATGTTATACACTATTTTAAGTGTAAATACCTATGAGGATTATGAACGAAATCACAAATGCAGCGCCTCAAGCCGTTAACTTATTAAGCCAAGGAGTAACTACAGAACAAGCGGAAAAAGTGGCTCAGGACTTGGTTGGACAGTACGGATGGCTTGTAATAGCAGCACTTATAGCGATCTTAGCGAAAGACATGATCGTGAATTTCGCGCAAGCGTTATTAGTGTTTATGGGGAGTGATTTTAATAATGACGACATAATATATATTTCAGGTCGTCAGGCACGAATAGTGAGGGTAGGTATAAGGACAACCTGCTTTTACATGACAGACAGATCGTCTAAAATGGTCGTTCCTAATGAGCAATTAAAACAGTTAACTATAGAAAAGAGACTAATGCAAAACGGGAAAGTCCCGTACCTGCCATCAGGAGGGGATCCCGGGTATATAGGAACCGAAGAGGTCCTTATTCCGCCACCTCCGACGCAGGTGGAAGTCGTTGAGAAGGAAAACAGTAAAAGAACCACAAGGAAATAATTTAAAATGAGCCAAGGAACCAATCCAACTTATAACGGCGAAGGGAAAACCGCTCTTCTTAACATGATTCACTCGGCACCAAACAAAGCCGAGCTAACAGGATACAAACCTCATATTACAGGAGTTTTAACTTCCGGAAATGCGGCAGATGATTCTTTTTTAAGAAACCACTTAGGTAGAGTTTATTACAGTTCGTTGCATTATGCTGGATTAGATAATTTGATAACGGATGCAGTAGACTCATCTTTTAGAACTATATCCATGACTCCTACTGGGCTTTACGAGGGTACTGCTTGACGAATTAGTTAGACCTAGACCATTCTCTAGGTATAGGG